TAGGTCCGTCTAATCCTAAAGGTTAGGAGGATGTACGCTATTTCCATGCAACCTAGCGTGATAGATGCCCAAATTTATGCCCTAGAACTTTGGGGCATGATTACGTTTGGTGTGGTTGGGGTATTTATCCTGGTCTCTACCCTGCTCCTGTGTAAAGACTGTTGGAACCGTAGGCGCAAGAAATGAATCATTTTGCGTTCTGTAGTGCTGATTGTGGTCAGTGGGATTGTCCTCAGCACAAGACTAATGCCGACCCAGAAGATGTAACCCTGAAGTGGTATGACTTCAAACTGTCCTGCCCTGATTACCTTGGTCCAGAGTTAGTGACCTCCGAGGATTTTGACTAATGGATACTTTTACTAATGTTCTGAAGTACAACCCCTACCATGATCCTAAGACAGGTAGGTTTTCCTCTAAAGGAAGTGCGGGAGCAAGTAGTTTTGAGGGTGGGTATCAAAAGAGAAATGTTGTACGTGATCTGGATACTGATAGGGTCAATAACATAACAGATGAGAATGGAAGGCTTACGTGGGGTAAGCAACCTGTTTCTGGTAATAGCCTTTCTAGTGCTCAGGTACCTAACTACGGTGAGTACGATCAGAAGATCCTTGCGGCTGAAACTGCGGGGGATAAGAAGCTTGCCAAGAAGCTTCGGGATGACATGGATAGGGAAGAGGTTGAGTCCCGTGGGTTGGTTAGGGCTAACGACCTGAAGAAGGGTACCCGAGTTGTTCTTCGTAATGGGTTTGAGGCTGATCTTGCAGACAATGCTAAAGGCAATACCCGTCTAGCCAAAGTATATGGTGACTACACGGAGATGGGTTCCGTTTACACCAAGGACATTCTTGAGGCTAAATCTGGGGATAGTTGGAAGAAGGTAGCCCTGTCTGCGTCTCAGAGAAAAGCGGCTAAGAAAATCCGTGCTGCGGGGTGGTGATATGAGTTACTTTACTAGAGTCCTAAAAGTTAACCCTTATCATGATCCTAAGTCCGGTCGCTTTACTACTGGGCCTAAAGGTGGTGGGGGAAAACTTTCTTCCCCGGCTGGAATGAAGTACACCCCACCTAAGAAAGGAGCATACGCCTCTACAGATCCCATGACAGGAGAAAGGATTGAAAATGAGTTTGAAAGAACTCCTACCGGTCAATATGCCAGGTATGAACGGCATAGTATGGACGATAAAAAGACTTTTCTTGAGTATCTAACCCCCACGCAATTTAGAAACAAGATGAGAATGTTTAGAGGTGAAGTCTTTGCGTGATACATTTACCCACTCTTAAAAATGATGCTATTTCATGGCAGTAAAAGCCAAAGCCTTTTTAGCCCTGGAACAGTCTTTGACTGCCAGACTCCAAGAGGCTTGGGGAAGAATCTTCCTTGAGACTGCCGGTAACATCCAAGAGCTATTGAAGCAAGACAAGGTATCGGAGGCATACATAATTGCCAATGCCTTGTCTCTCGATTCCATTATTGACCTAAATCGACCGTACCTTAGGTACCTAGCCTATTCGGCTTTGTTTTTTGGGGCTTCTCGTGTGTCCCGCAGAGAAAGTGTGCGGGATGCCATGATCGGGTCCTCCAACCTGGACCCTGTGGTTGAGAAGACTCTTGTTTTGTTGAGTCGGTACATTAAGTTCAACCTGACTTTTGCACTGCAACAAAAACTCCTTGATCTGATTGCCACGCATGAGGCGGGGAAGGACACCACGCTGTATGGTCCTTCTGATAAGGATGCCCTGAAGGTCAAGAAGGAAGAACCCATTCTCTCCCAGGAGTTTGTCTCCTTCCGAAAGGAGGGGGATAAGCTTTTGCAGTTGATTTCATCCCTGCATACCTCCCGAGTGTCGGCCTATGGTTATACGGTTGAGGCTGACATCCTGGGGGTAAAAACGTATGCGGTTTCTGAGCAGTTGGACAATCGCATTTGCCCGGTGTGTGCCGTTATGCACGGCAAGACCTTTCAAGTGCGGGAAGCCTCAGATGCTCTGAACACCATCCTGGCTACCGAAGATCCGGAGATGCTGAAGATCCTTCAGCCATGGCCCAAGCAAGACAAGGAATCTGTGGCGGCTCTTAAAGAGCTTACTTCTCAGCAGTTAACTGCAAAGAACTGGCACATCCCACCCTATCATCCAAACTGCCGGGGGCTCTTGGTACACGTAGACAACGTACCAAAGATTACGGATACGGCTTCGTATCAGGCTGCGTTTGGTAAACCGGTTCAATCTACCACTCTTCTTACCCCGGCTGACTTGTTGGGGTTTGCCAGTGTCTCTAGTGGTTACTATGGCGAGCCTCTTGTTCAGGCACAAACCATTGCTGATTATTGGAACAAGTACGGTAAGGGACAGGACTTCTTCAAAACCTTTCAGGATTTGATGGGTCTTAGCAGGGAGGATCTTCTGAAGGTAATGTCAGTAAATCCTGGCACTGGTAGGTTCCCGGCTGAGGTCTTTTTCTCTTCTAGAGAGTTGGTTCTTAACTTCAATGGTTCTATTTTTGGGTCTAAGGATTTAGGGGAGTTACACCTAGTATTGCAACCTAGAATAGGGGAAATGTATTTGAGTCTTGCTGTTTTACCTTCTTCCGCTCAGTCTCAAGGTTTGATGAAACAGATTTTGCGATCTTGGATTCCTGTTCTTGATCGTCTTGGTATCAATAAGATATCTCTGCAAGCTAACATTGATATAGGGTCCTATGCTTGGGCAAAGTATGGGTGGCTCCCTGATGCAAGCATGTTAGGTAAGAACTCCTACTTTTTGTCTAGATTAGAAAGTAGAATAATGCAGTCGTTTGACATGCCAAAAGATGTTTATGATGTGGTAATATCCGCACTAAAAAAACTAAGAGAAGGGGACGCAAAAGCTCTTTGGGCTATATCAGATCTGAGAGTGTGGGGTCCTAAATTGTTAAGAAATCTATCCTGGGATGGAGTATTGGATTTCACCAATACAGAGGTCATGAATAGGTTCACTAATTACATAGCATATAGCAGGAAATTATAGTGGGAGACGTTTTCTTTTATCTTGATGAATCTGGTCAGAAACAGGATGCCTCATTACATGAGGAAATCTTGTCTGCCGGGGATAAGAGGTTCAAGTCCTCACAAGCATACCAAGACACTATTCGATATGCCGTAGAGAATCTTGGTCTGACTGAGAAGGAAGCCAAAGAACTGTTTGGCTAAACCCTTAGGTAGTCCTATTGTTACCCAAACAATGGGGCTACCTTCTCATGCACGTAGTAAAGTTTGCGGCTGAGTCCGAAGAACAACGCATAGTCTGGGCTGAAGTCTACGTGCCCAACGTCCCCGACTCTGACGGGGAATTCATGGACCGAAGAGCTATCCGAGAGATGGCTTACAAGTTCATGAAAGAGAAGAAGCTGAACCAAGTTGATGTTCAGCACAATAACCAACTTGTCCCCGGTGTCTCCGTAGTAGAGTCCTTCATTACCCGCAAGGGTGATCCTGTTTTTCCCGTTGAAGGTTCCTGGGTTGTGGGGATTCATATTCCTCATGATGACACTTGGGAGTCTGTCAAATCTGGGAAGATAAACGGTCTGTCAATGGAAGCTATGGTGGTGAAAACTCCCACTGAGCTAGAGATTGACATACCGCCAATTATTGAGGGATTGACCTCTAAGGCCGAAGATGGTCATGAGCACAAGTTTTATGTGTCTTACGATCAAAACGGAGACTTTTTAGGCGGTATTACGGAAGAAGTGGCAGGACACAAACACGTTATCAAACGTGGTACTGTTACTGAAGAAGTAAATGCCCACAAGCACCGGTTTTCACACGTTGAGTTCTTAGGAATCTCTGAGTAACCAATTTGTTAGGAACCTTAGGTACTGCTACATTCGAAAGCATGGCAAAGATTACACTTCAGGCTACAAAACTTGAGAGTCCGACTGTCTCCTATATCTCCCTAGTGGAGAGGGGAGCCAACAGGGTTCCTTTTCGGATCGTCAAAGAGCAGAAATCGGAGAACGGCATGATTGATCTGGGCAAGATTTTCAAGCGGGACTCCACTCCCGTAGAGGAGGTGGAGAAGGCTGAGCCGGAAGCGGCTCCTGTTGCTGCTTCTCCGACCATTGTTGGACTTGTTGTTGAGAAGTCCGAGTGCTGTATGGCGGAAATCAGCAAGATTCTTGGTGATGCTGGGTTCAAGACCGATGCCCAGGAGGACCAGGATGACGGTACCGTTATCTTCAAGCAGGCAGATGACATTACTGGGGCCGATGTTGTTCGGGTGAATTCGGCACTTTTGGCTCTGGTCAAGGATTTCCCCAAGGTCTCTTCTTCGATGGTTGCCAAGGCTGAGGGATTTGTCCCTGGCATTGATGTTACCTTCGGTGGTCTGTTTGAGGCAGTTAGTGCTCTGGCTCTTTCTGATGAGCCCGCTGCGGAGAAGATCTCCAAGGTAGAGTCCTTCTTTAAGGATGCTTCGGCATTAATTGCTTCTCATGTTCAGCATCTTCCGGCAAGTATCTTCTCTGCCGGCGTTGCTCTTGAGGCTATGGTCCCGGTAGCTAAGGCTGAGGAAGTTGCTCCTGTTGAACCGGAGATTGAGACCCCGGCTACTCCTACTGAGGAAGTTGCTCCTGTTGAGGATAACGCTGAGCTAATTCAGAAAGTTGCTCAGGAACTTCTTGGGCCGGTTCTTGAGAGACTTGGTTCTCTCTCGGCGGCTGTAGATGTTCTTGGCAAGAACGTCTCAGACATCGCTAAAAAGAGTGAAACTCTGGAGGCTAAGGTGGCTGAGGCAAGTGAAAAGGCTAGTTCCGTGCAAGCGGTAGTCAAGGGTACCGTTCTAGGGGCTCCCCCCAAGGGAGACAGTGAATCTCCTAGTCGCACTACGAAGGCCGAGGGTTCTGATCTGAGGTCTGGTCTTTTCGACACCGCGTTTTTGCCTCGCCGCAAATTGCATTCTCTGTAACCCGATTGGAGGTTCACTCAAATGTCTGACAATGCTGAACTGATTCGCAAGGCCGACATCGCTCTTAGCGATCTCGTTAGTGATGGTGGTCTGCTTAACCCTGAGCAGACTGACAGGTTCATTCGTACTCTTATTGACTCTCCGACCGTGCTCAATGCGGCCCGAGTTGTCACCATGAACGCCCCCACCAGGAAGATCAATAAGATCGGTTTTGGTAGCCGCATTCTGCGTCCTGCTGTTTCGGCTACGGCTCTCGATCCGGAAGATCGTGTCAAGCCGACGACCGATCAGGTGGTCCTCAATACGAAGGAAGTCATTGCGGAAGTTCACATTCCGTATGATGTCCTTGAGGACAACATTGAGCGGGGCAACATCAATGCAGGTTCGGAGTCTGGTGCCGGTGGTTTGCATGAGACCATCGTGCAGTTAATTGCTGAGCGTGCGGCTCTGGACCTGGAGGAGCTTGTTCTTCTGGGTGACTCGATTTCCGGCGACCCCTACCTTGCTCTGGTTGATGGTTGGATGAAGCTGGCTACGGCTCATACCGTTGATGCCTCTAGTGCTTCGATTAGCAAGACCCTGCTGAAAAATGGCGTGAAAGCCATGCCCGACAAGTACCTGCGAAATCGCACGGAGCTTGTCCATTTCGTCTCGGTGGATAACGAGACGGAACTTCGGGATACCTATGCGTCTCGTGCAACCAACCTGGGCGACACCATGCTCCAGGGTCTTGGTCCGCTGTACGCTTGGGGCTCGCAGGTTCTCGGTGCTCCGATGATGCCGGCGGCTAAGGGTCTGTTTACTAACCCGCTTAACCTCATCTTTGGTATCCAGAGAAAGGTGACCATTGAGTACGATAAGGACATTCGTTCTCGTGTGTTTATCATCGTTCTTACTGCCCGTGTGGCTTGTGAGATCGAAGAGTCTGATGCGGTGGTGAAGTACATCAACATTGCCTGATAGCAATTTTGATGGCTAAGAGCTAGTGTAGAGGGGGGATTAATATCCCCCTTTTACATTGGACCCACCTGGAGATCACATGAAAATTGCCTTGATTGTCGGAAGTACGTATTTGCTTCATCCCACTGCTCAGGTTTTTAAGGGTGGTGAGGTATATGACGTTGAAGATGACATTGGTTTAGACCTGTTAAAGAAGCGTGATGATCTTGGGAGACCGTTTTTCAGAAATGCTCCTGATGAGCCTGTGACAGCACCGGCTGTTGAGAGGACTGACTACCCCACGGATGTTGCCCCCCGTAGACGAGCGGGGAGACCTCCTAGTGGACGGGATTCTTCCGGAGAGATTGATACCGCTATTGCTGTTTAAGGTCGGTGGAGTTCAGGTATGAATATCGTGACGGTTGAGGAAGTCAAAGAGCACATGGCTCTTCAGGACTCTGAAGATACCGACACTACTTTAGAACGGTGTATCACTTCGGCTACAAGTATTTTGGAGGCTACCCTTGGGACCTCCCTTTCTACTTACTCAACTCTTACTGATACCTTTTACCTGAACTCCACTGATCGGCCATGTGACCCTAAAGGATTTTTTAGGTTACGGCTTACTCAATCCTTTCTTACTGATGATACCGTGGTTGTCAAATATGGCACTGAAATAGATGCCATATCTACTGGTATGTCAGCAACGGAGTACATGCTGAATAGGCGTAAGGGAATCCTGTATGTTCCAGAGGAATATGATTTCCAGTACGTAACAATTGATTACACGGCTGGATTCAGAATTGCTTCTGAGAATTTGACAGCAAACCTTCCTCCGGAGGGCTTAAAGCAATCCATGCTATCGGTCATTCCATTGGTAATGAACACTGTTCAAATTACCAATCGTTCAGAGGAGTGGCAGACAGTGCTTAAAGAGGGGTATTCCCACGCTTCAACTCATCTTCAGCCGTACTTGCGTGGGTATGGGTTACAGCATAAACCTCTCGATATATGACTGACCCCCTTATCTCTGTTTCTGTTCCTGATACAGCATCCCTGAGTATATACAGGGTATTTAAGGCTCTTGCTGATATCACAGAATCAGATTTTGTTCTTAAACAAGCTTCGTCTGTCCTATTAAACCGAATTCGTAATCGGTTTCTCAGAGAAGTAGATCCCTCAGAGTACCCTTGGGTTCCTTCTAAGGCCGGCATAGCCAGAAGGGCTACCGGAGGCACGGGTACTTTATTTGATACTGGTAGGCTATTTAGGTCTATACAGCAGGCAGAAATAAACGGTAATGAGACCCGTATAACTACTGATGTTCCTTATGCCAAATATCATCAGAATGGTATAGGACAAGTGCAGAGAATTTTCATGGGTATTAATGAAAATGATGCCCTGGTTGTGGAGAGGGTATTGCAGCGTCTAATAGATAAGGCTTTAGGAATCTAAAATGTCTCTAGTAGTCATACAATGTCTAGAAGAATTGACTAACCTTATTGCATCTGTTCCCCAGATACAAAATAAGACCTTTAGTGTTATTTCTGAGGAAGATTTGTTGGATAAAAGCCGGGTTACAAAGCTTCCCTCTGCGGGAGTTTACTATTCCGGGCTACGGTCTCAGGGAAAAGCTGGGGATGGTCTAGGTACCGTTGCCGTCTTTCAGGTTGCTGTGATATTCGAAAGCAAAACTGTTGGAAATAAGAATACCCAAGTGGAGGCATTAGAGTTATTGGAATCCATTCGGGCAGTAATTCGACATACTAGGTCCCCTTCGATTCATAAGTGGAGATTTGTGAATGAGTCGTCTGGGATACCGTTAGGAAATGTCATGGCATACACCCAGCAATGGGAATGTCCCGTCATACTTACAAATTGACTTGACTGTTAGGTTCTTCAATCATTGAACACAGGTTCAGGGAAGGAAATTTCCTAACCTACCAACTTTGGGAGATTTAACAATGGCACTGACGACCCTTCCCTTGACACTTGGTCACGGTGGTACTGGCATTGAGAACATCATGCCGGCGGCAATCCGAGAACTGGCTGGCTTAAAGATTGACATCCTTGCT